CATAGTTATTTCTTCTTGAATTTATAGTTTGGGCAGCTTCTCTTGTTTCCCATCGCAAGCAGTACCGGGAACAGCAGACCGTGCCTGCAACCATTTCCGTGCTCGTCAGCAGCCTCGCAAGAGAAGCAGCCGTAATACTCGTTAATATTTAATGCTGCCATTACTCGTAATCCCTAATGTTCAACAATACCGGGAATCTCGGCACTCCAGCGTCAGAATAACCTTGATGCTGAACAGTCGCCGCCATACCTATCAACTCGTCCTTATCGGCTAAATATTGGGCTCTGAGTGACCTTGAACCTATCGGACGGGCACAGAACTCGTACTCTCCACACTTCAGTTTGAATATCGCGGTACCTGCATCATTGCCCTCCGCTTCCAAAACATCGACCACCTTGAACTCCGTCGTGTCGAACGATTTCAGCTTCATAAGGTCATTGCTTCTGCCCTCGGTATAGATTCCATCTGCATTTCTGATAATGGCACCCTCGTAACCGGTGGAAACGAATATCTTGTGCCATCGCTTGATGTCCTTCTCTGAATGGGCAACGAAAGTCTGCGTAAGGTACACCGGTCCATTTGGATCAATGGAAGCAAACTCCTCCTGCAGAACTTTCCATCTGGCAGAAAAGCTTCCCGGAATCTGTGCATCGTAGATAACCATACGTAGCTTGTCAGTCATAGCAGAACGGCACTTTACGGCAGAACATATCTGCTGGAAGGTCAATTCCTGGTGGTTGTATATCTCCCCATCCAAAGGAAGCATACTGCGGTGTTTCTCCCCCCAAGCCTTAATCTGAGGAACATCGTATTCCTTACCGCCTCTCGATGTGAGGTGAATCTCACCGTCTTCTCCTTCATGAAGGATGCAACGAACTCCGTCATACTTAGGCTGGGCGAAGCAAGGAAACTTCGTCTGTGACGGATAATATCTTGTTGCTAACATTGGTTTCATACGCTACTTAATGTCTGAGGTTATTTTAATTCTCAATGGAGTACCATTCACTCTGTGCGTGACGAAAGACTCCAGGTCCGTATAGAAGCTACTGTAGCACTCTACACTAGAGCTTTCTACTTCAATGGTGATAATCTTTTTCATAGCCATTTTCCGTATCTTCTATGAATCTCATCGTAAATGTAGGCTCCGCTCGTATGCGAAGCACTGAACATTAAGATGATATCATTATCTACCTTAATCTGACTTGTCCTGACAACCTTATCGTTCTTGACGTGGTCGCAATAGACCGTGTTGCAGGAGTGATATAGGCACATCGTGCGCCCATATCTGTCTGTTCCTATATTCTCTTTGTACATTGCTAGTCCTCCAAATCTACATCAAAAGCAGCCTCAATTACATCCTTGATGTCCTCTGTGAAACCACAAATTCCGTTATACTCCAGCCAATGATCCAGCAACTCCGTGTTAGTCATTTCGGCTACTTCACTCTCACTACACTCTGCCTCTTCTACAAGGTACTTCATCAAATCATTCTTATCCATATTACTTGATTTTATTGATGTCACAAACTAATACATTACCTACTATTACGTCTCTGATGCCTGCTATGTTCACAAGCATCGTGGCGTTCTCGTTCTGAGGAAGGTCGTAAACCTTGCCTTCCTCATTAACTACCATTACCTGCGACTTGCTGAGTCGGACCAACTCGATGTGGCCACCTACAAATCCCCTCAACTCCTCCAATGAGAAATCCGTTCCGTTGGATGGCTCCACATTCTTCTGGGCGCCATCCGTGAATATTACTGTTGACAACATAGGCTAATCATTCTCTTTGCATTGTTAATAGAATATGTCTGTGTCTGACCATCGATATAGACGTATCTCTGACCGAACATATCCTCAAAAACCTGGATGATGTGCTTCTTGTATTTAAGAAGCTTTGTCTCAAAAAGACCACTCATAGCAGTTCCTCCTCCTATATTAAGCGATGGTGGTCTCGTACAACTTTTTGGTTGCCTCGAACTCCTCTTCTCCCTGGAACATTCCGCAATCTGCACTCTCGAAGCCCCAGTCCTCTGCATCTCCATCAAAGATGCCATATGCTGAAACTCGGAACAATGTAGGAGCAACTGAAGCTACTTTGATTGCCATCTTTCCTGATGCTATTCTCATAAGCTCTGAAACTTCATTAACTGTCATTCTCTCGAAGCGAGCATAAACTAAATTCTTCATAATCTTTATAATTTTAATTGGTTCAACTTGTAAGGTAGCGACCTGGTAAACCAAAAGTACTACCTTTTATCTATATGCAAAGGTACGAAAATTTTCTGATATATGCAAATATACTAACGATTATTTTAGTTAAAAATACCAAATTATAATGCGCTGATATTCAAATAGTTAAGGCGCCTACTCTCGCGAGCAAACGCCTAGTTGACATGGTTTAAAAAAGAAATTACAAGAAACCGCCACGTCTGAGCTGTGCATCGGTAGCATTGTTAAGCCACTCCTCGCACTTCTCTATAATGCCCGTACAAGCGTCCGGTGCATCATCGTGGGCGTTATATCCTTCCTTTCTGTAGGATTTCATATCGTGGGCGAACTCCGGCCACAACTGTTCCCAATTAGAAGGGAAGACTAGTTTATTGTTTACCTCGCTTGAGCGAGTGAAGATTCTAATCTGTTTGTTCTTCGATTGCGTAAACGTTACGAACTGGGTGATTCTGTTTCCGTGTTCCCTTGTTATGCGCTCGACATTGCGGGCATAAGAGCGGCCACCATTGTTACTCTCGACGAAACACACGTCTGTCTGATTGCGCTTAACCATATTGGCTTGCGCTGGTTCCGTGTATTCCATCGGTCGCTTGGTGTATAGAACATCGGTAACATAGTAGCCGTCATCGTGCGCATCGAAGCATATAGAGCAAAGGAAGTCGAAACCGGTATCTGCCGAGTCGGTGTAGTTTCCAATCATTCTTGCATACCTTCTGTCCGGCAGCTCATCGTATGTTCTGAAGGCATGGTACATAAGACCTTCCATAGGGGTAGGGTTCTGCATGTACTGTGTCTCGAATACGAACTCGCTGGCATGCTTGATTTTGTACAGCTCCTCCAACGTATGTTTCCACGGCCACAAGGCTCGCTCCTTTCCGTCCTCGTCTGTCTGTATTACCGGGAGGGAAACAACCTTCCACTCATTTGGCTCAATCTCTTGAAGGTAACCGCACAAGTCGTGCTCGTGCAACCTCTGCATGACGATGATAATTGGCGTATGACGTGAGTTTACACGGTTACGGATGGTTGTCTCGAAACGTCTGTTGATAGACTCTCTGACGTTATCGGACAAAGCATCGTCCGGTCGTAAAGGGTCATCGATAACTATGGCTCCCGAAAAGTGACCGGGGTTGAACGTAGCCATGAACTTATCCATGTTCTTTATGTCTTCTTCGGTCCAGTCTGGTTGACCTGCACCAAAACCTGTGATCTGACCCAAGGTAGATGTAGCATACTCACCACCACCTGCCGTTGTGCTCCATTTTGATCTTGTGTTATCGTTCTTTCTGATTTTGACATTCGGAAATAGTGTTTGAAAATATGTAGAAGTTATCGTGTCCTTGACTGCCATAGAATTGTCCTGGACGAGACTTCCGGAATAAGATATATGAAGAAACTTTGAAGCAGGGTTCAGCGCAAGACCATATGCGATAAACATCTGTGAACACAAGAGTGTCTTTCCATAACGAGGGCTGATGTTGATAATCAGCTTGTTAGTCTTTCCCCTTATCACATCCATGAGCGCATCACATATAATCCTGTGATGTTCGCCTATTACATACTCACGTCGAGCAGTATAGGCGAACATCTTAGTAGTGAATTGCAGCAGGGACGATGCCACTAACTGCTTATGAAGAAAACGTTGTTTCTCAAAGTCCATTTATCTTCTGTAATTCTTTAATATCATCCAAGGACAGCTTAGGGAACTTGAAGTCCTCACCATCCTTGCCGGTTACTTCTTGAATATGCTTATCTGCCAATCCGTTGAGCCTTGCAACAATGCTGGAATCAAACTGATGAAGCATGGCGCCATCAATCTGCTGGGCCATCACGACATTCTCAATCTGTGTTATCACCTGCTCAAAGCCTGGTCTCTTAAGATTACCTCTCTTGAAATCCGCCCATTTCTGAACGATGCCACAGAAAGCACAAAATCCGACAAGGGTATAGGCTCTTCTGAAAACCCTTACCTCTTGTCTCATGGAATTTGTGGATTTGCCGCTGCCGCCTGCAATGGAATTGCTACCAGTCTTTTGCTGCCAAGGGTCGTTTTCAACATCATCACAGTAAGCTACAAACTTATCCCATAATTCCTGAGAAGACTTAATCTTGTATGGTCTTCCAACAGGATTGGGGATTCTATGTACGAAAGACTTTACTTTCGGCTGTGATGATTCATCTGTCATGGCTTCTTAACTTTTACTAGTTTACCGCAAGCGGAACAATTATACTCATAATACTCTGAAGGCTTGACCTGGATATTCTCCTCAACGCCCTTCATTTCCTCCTTGAACTTCTGGTCCTTCTGGGCTTCCGTTACGACCTTCTTAGCCGTATGGTTAGTTTCAGCCTTTGAAGGTGCGGCCGCAGGCTTCTGTTCCTTTGGCTTAGCGTTGAGTCCAAGCATACCGGCAATGCTCTCATCGAAAGCAAACTGAATGCTGTTAGGATCACCGAGATAGGAGAGCTCCTTGCGAAGCTTCTTCTCGTTCCAAGTGGCGAACTCGGACGTCTTGTCATCAGCGATTCTATACTGCTTAATCTGCTCATCAGTCAGATAGTCAACACGGATGCAGGGAACCTTATCCATTCCCAATGCCTTAGCAGCCTTATACACACCGTTACCGGTTACAATCACGTTGTTCTTGTCAACGGAAATAGGCTGAGTGATGCCGAAATCCTTGATGGACTGCATGATTGCCTGTACTGCCGTCTCGTCGGTCTTGTGCGAACCGTCATGAGGCACGATGCTGTCAATAGGTAACTCAATTACCTTGTCATTAATCTTAATCTCTTCCATACCTGTTAATCCTCAATTTCTATTGTTTCCATATTTCCGCAATACGGGCAAACGACCTTCATATAATGTGAACCGTCCTCGCGCTCTTTGAGAACGAACAAATCCTTGGCAGGGTCTTCCTCCTCCTCATCTGAAGGAGCTTCCTCACTCTCGCCAGCCTCTTCGTTGGATGGAGCCTCGAAGTTCTCCTCATCAACCTGAGAATAGTCATCCTGGAAGCCACCATACTCTTCTGCCTGCTGGTTGATGCTGTCGAGGGAGAAGTTGAGCATCTGATTGATGTCCTCAAAGAAGAATGCCTGCATATCGGTAGGAACCTCCATGTTGCGCAATTCCTCCAAAAGCTGGTCTTCATCAAAGGAAGATTTCTCTGCCAGCTTGTTATCGAGGATGCGGTACTTCTTTGCCATTTCGTCGTCCATATCCGAGTAAACGACAGGAACGAACTCCATACCCAACTGGTAAGCGGCCACGTATCTTGTGTGACCGGCAATGATTACACCTGCCTTATCAACGAGGATAGGCTTAACGAATCCAAAACGCTTGATACTCTCCTTCGTAGGCTCAACCGCATTCGTGTTGTCACGAGGGTTGTCATAGTAAGGAAAGATTTCACTGAGCTTAACTGACTTTACTTTCATTTCTTATCCTCCTTCTTCTTGGCTGTCTCTCTTGCTACGCGTCTCTCGTCGACAACCTTTTCGATAGCCGCATTATACTTATAGCTCTTGAAAATCTTGGCGAAACCGGTAACATACTTAAGTTTTACAAGCTCTTTCTGCTCCAGACCTACCTTTTCGCAAATCTCACGCTCAGACACACCATCTCTGAGCATATTGAAAACGATGTTTACCATTCCATCTACAGAGTGACTTCCACGGGCACGATTGTGTCTTACGGTTGATGCCATACGCTGGTCGATGTCCTTGTCTAGAACTACGATAGGCAGCTTTCCACCACATCGCTCATTGATGTCCGCAAACTTGCGAATAACGAGGTTTCTGTGGAAACCGTCGATGATTACATACTTCTGCAGCTTCTCGTCCCAAATAGTAACGATAGGCATAGTGTAACCGTCTTCCCTCACGGATGTATAAAGAAGACGCATTTCCTTATCTGCCACATGGTTAGGGTTGTAGTTGTTGGCTACCACCATATCCTTGTCAACCCAAAGAACGCAATCTACAGGGTTGACTTTCTCCGGAGATAAGGAACTGATATACTTTCTGAGGTCGTTCAAAAACTGCACCTTATCCTTGGCAGCATCAAACTCCTTCTTGATGTTCTCTTGAAGATTCATATTCCTTATTAGCTTTTTCTATTTTAACATAATTGTCGCTCAAATACTGACGCAAAGAACGCTCTACGCTCTGAATGCGCTTCATTCCGAAATCTTCCGCAATGACGCAGACAGCGCTGGTATAACCAATCTGATGTATTACGTAATCAATGCACTCCTGGCAATGACC